CCTCGGCGCTACAGCGGCCACGGTGGGCATTCGCGCGTAATACATGATCGACGAAAGTGTTTTTGCACGACCCCCGGTCGTGGCGCTGATAACGTCTTGCGAAGCGGCGTCGCATCACTGCGGGCGTTCGCGTCTCGACGTCGCGCGTGGGTTGAAGCGGCGCGGCGGCGGTGCAGATCGCGGTACAGCGGTCGCGAAGGACATTCGCGCGATCAGGTGCAGACGTTCGGTCTTTTGGATCGCAAGAGCGGCGCGCGAGACATGCGGGCATCTTGCGTCGGTCGTGACATTCAGCGGTGACGAGGGGTCGGCGGCCATTAGTACCGTGTCTTCGGTGGCATTCCCCGTTCCGCTCTGGCTCTCAACTCTCGTTGAGAGTGCGCAAATTTTGCGCATCCGTCAAGTACAGGAGGAAGTTGTAATTGACCCTTGCCGAGACGCACCGAATCGACACAACTGGCGTCTTCATCGCGTCATCGGCGGGATTTCTAGTGCTGGTTGTACCCAACCTGCCGCGCGTTATGCACCGGAGAACACAGCGGAATGGCGCATGCCTGGTACGTGGTGCAATCCAAACCGAACGCGGAACGCGAGGCGCTGCGGCGTCTGCGCAATCAATCGTTCGAATGCTATCTGCCGATGCTGACGGTGCGCCGTTATGTGCGCGGCCGCATGTGCGAACGGCTCGAACCGCTGTTTCGCGGCTATCTGTTCGTCAAGATGGCGATCGACGACATCGAGGATCACGCCTGGAAAGCGGTCGGCAGCACGCAAGGCGTTCTTACCGTTCTGCCGACATGCGAGCATCCGGAAGCGGTGCGCGATAGCGAGGTGGACGCGCTGATCGACGCCGAGGCGCACGGCTATTTCCGGCTCGGCGCGGTGCTCCCGGGTGAACGCCTCAAGATGTTTCGCGGCTCGCTGGTCAACCAGGTGCTCGAATGCATCAAGGTGCAGGGCGAGCGCATATCTTGCCTATGGTCTTGTTTCGGAGCACAACGGGTGGTACACGTCCACCTTGCTGATGTTACGGTCCTTCGATAAAAACGAGTGCCCGCGCAGCGACTTTGTGCCGTGCGGAAGCCTTGTTTCGAGGTGTTGACCATGTCCGACATCACGCGCGAATCATCCCCCAACCGCCGTCCGAACATTGGCCCGGCTCCCGCCGTGCCCACCGTCGCCCAACTCGCTGACATCTTCGAGCAACTGGACGCGATCGACGCAAAGCGGAATGGGAAAACATCCCCAAACAATAAAGAATCTGTCTGATGGGCGGCCGCATCACCGGCACCCTCAACAAGGCGACGCTGTTGAAGCGGGACAACCTGATCTCGGTGCTCGAGGTCTGCCGCAAACTCAAGACCACGCCGCCCGAGATACTCGCCGAGGGCATGTTGCTGATCCGCCAGATCGCGTTGTCGCCGGTTGCCGGTGCCAAGAGCGTCGAAGAGCAGAACGCATTAATTGCGTCTTTGCCCGACAAGGTGCGCGATCGGCTGGTGAAATACGTCATGGCCTCGTGCGACATCGCCTCGACGCTAATGGAATACGGTTATCCCAAGCTCGCACGCGTCGAGCATACCGGCGCGGACGGTGGCGCGATCCAGCTCGAACAGGTGAACGTCATCGAGCGCGTGCTGATCGGCCCCACGATCGACGGGCAATCCTCGCGCACGCAATAATCGCGCAACGCATCATGCGCAAGCTGAGCATCGAAACGCCGCAAGTGTTCGGCCCGCTGCTCGGTCCCGCCCGCTACAAGGGCGCGCATGGCGGTCGCGGCTCGGGCAAAAGCCACTTCTTCGCCGAGAGCCTGGTGGCGGAATGTCTCAAGCGCCGCACCCGCGCGGTGTGCGTGCGCGAGATACAGCGGTCGCTCGAACAATCGGTGAAGCGGCTGATCGAGGACAAGATCGCCAGCCTCAAGGTCGGCTCGCAATTCCGCATCCTGGACAGCCATATCGAGACGCCCTACGACGGCATCATCATCTTCCAGGGCATGCAGAACCACACCGCCGAGAGCATCAAATCGCTCGAAGGCTACCGCATCGCCTGGGTGGAAGAGGCGCAAGGGCTGTCGAAGCGCTCGCTGACGCTGCTGCGCCCGACCATTCGCGAGCCCGGCTCGGAGCTGTGGTTCTCATGGAACCCGCGGTCGCCGCGCGACGCCGTGGACGAGCTCCTGCGCAAGGAGAAGCCACCGGACGCGGCGGTGGTGCAGGCGAACTACGAGAGCAACCCCTGGTTCCCGCAAGAGCTGCGCGACGAGATGGAATACGATCGCCGCCGCGATCCGGAACGCTACAAGCACGTCTGGCTCGGCGAGTACCTCACCAACAGCGAGGCGCGGGTCTTCCACAATTGGAGGATCGAGGAGTTCGCTACGCCGCCGGATGCGCGGTTCTATTTCGGCGCAGATTGGGGCTTCAGCGTCGATCCCACTGTGCTGGTGCGGTGCTGGATCGATGGCCGCACGCTCTACGTCGACGCCGAGGCCTGGCAGGTCGGCTGCGAATTGGATCACACGCCCGCGCTGTTCGCCAAGGTGCCGGGTGCTCTGGCTTGGCCGATCATCGCCGACAGCGCCAATCCGCAAAGCATCTCCTACATGGTGCGGCACGGCTTTCCCAAGATGCGCGCGTCGGTCAAAGGCGTCGGCTCGATCGAGGAAGGCGTCGAATTTCTCAAGAGCTACGACATCGTGGTGCACCCGCGCTGCAAGCACGTGGCGGACGAATTGGCGACCTACAGCTACGAGATCGACAAGCTCACCGAGCAAGTCCTGCCCAAGCTCGCCGACGACAAGAACCACACCATCGACAGCCTGCGCTACGCCATCGAACCGTTGCGTCGCGCCGTGCCGCAGCTCAAGCTCGGAGGCTATTGATGGACGCACCCAAGTGCAAAATCTGCGCGCAGACGCATTGGGGCCTGTGCCCCGGCAACCAGCGTGCAAGAGTGTTCCCGAAAAAGCGCGGTCGCCCGTCGATCGGCGCTAAGCCCATGACCGCCGCTCAGCGCCGCCAACGTTCACACGCCAAGGGCGACGAGCGCAAGGCGTGACGATCGAGACGAACAGCGTCGCGCTCAACCTGATCCTCTGGGCTGCCATCGGCGTTCTCGTGCTCGCCCCGGTGATCGTTCTCCTAGCGATGTGGTGGCAAATTCCATGACCGTCGGCGACGTAGCTGAGAGCGGCAATCCGCGCACCGATCCGTCGACACGCTCGGCGGATTACGAGGCGATGGTGCCGTATTGGAACAAGGTCGACACCATTCTCGGCGGCACCGAGGCCATGCGCCTGGCCGGCGAGAAATATCTCCCGCGGTTTCAGGAAGAGCAGCCGAACTCGAAGGACAGTCGCGGCGGCAGCTACGATCCCTATACGTTGCGGCTGGCGAAGACCCCGTTCACCAACATCTACGAAGACATTCTGCGCAATCTCAGCGCCAAGCCGTTCGGGCGCGAGGTGAAGCTCAAGGACGCGCCAACGGAATACGAGACGCTGGAAGAGAACATCGACGGCATGGGGCGATCGCTGCATGTGTTCGCCAACGAATGGTTTCGCGACGCGCTCAACCACGCCATCTCCTGGGTGCTGGTGGACTACAGCAAGCCGACGCCGCGCGCCGACGGCTTCGCGCTGACGAAAGCCGACGAGGCCGCGCAAAACTTGCGTCCGTACTGGTGCTTCATCCCGGCCACCGCCGTCATCGCGGTGTATTCCGATTGGGAGAACCAGATCGAGATCATCACGCACGCGCGCGTGCTGGAGCCGCAGATCACGCTCGACGGCTACCTCGAAGTGCTGGTCGAGCGCGTGCGCGTCATGGACCGCGAGGTCATCGGGCGCGACATCGCTGGCAAGCCCAACAAGTGGGGCGTGCCGACCTACAAGCTGTGGGAATTGATCCGGCCGCCGCCGAACTCGACCTCGCCGCAAATCTGGCAGGTGGTCGACGAGGGCGTCTACACCATCGGCGTGATCCCGCTGGTGCCGTTCATCACCGGCGAGCGCAAGGCAGGCAGCTACATCATCGCGCCGCCACTCAAGACCATCGCCGATCTGCAAATTCAGGAATTCAACGAGGAGAGCAATCTCCAGAACATCCTCGATCTCACCGGCTTCCCGATGTACGCCGGGATCGGCG